ATAGTATTCAACGTCTAATTGATAAAGAGTTTAATACTCAGAACATACATGATGAAGAAATGACTATGACGGCTAATGGCCAATGCTTTAGGAAAGATAAGAAGGGTATCTTTCCAGAGCTAATTGAGTTCTACTTTAGTGAAAGACAAAAAGCTAAGAAGTTAATGATCGAGGCTCAGAGTAAGTATGAGGAGACAAAGGATAAAAAATACCTAGGGTTAATTTCTAGTCTTAACTCTAAGCAGATGGCAGCTAAGATTTTAATGAACTCACTTTACGGTGCAATGGGTAACGTCTACTTTAGATACTACGATATTCGAATTGCTGAAGGTATTACGATGACTGGTCAACTGATTATTAGATCGGTAGCTAAGAAACTTAATAACTTTATTAATAGTGAATGTAAGACTAAAGATATCGATTACTCTTTCTATTCAGATACTGACTCGACATACATTACACTTGGTAATCTAGATAAAGAAACTCTAAAGACTGAGACTAGGTTACAGACAGTTGATCGTTTAGATAATTATTGTACTACAAGTATCGAACCGGTTATTAACGAATGTTGTGAAGATCTATCTGAGTACTTAAACGTATATACACCTAAGATAAGTTTTAAGCGAGAGGTAATTGCTGATCGTGGTATCTGGATTGCTAAGAAACGATATGCTTTGAACGTTTATAACGCCGAGGGTGTTACCTACGATCCTCCTAAGCTTAAGATCTTAGGTATGGAGATCGTTAGATCATCTACACCTGCACCAGTTCGTGTTGCGTTGAAAGAAGCTGTAAGTATTGCGCTAACAAAAGATGAAGCTACTCTTAAAGCTTACGTACAAGACCTAGAAGAGAAGTGGCATAAACTAAACCCTGAAGATATCGCATTCCCTAGAGGTATTAACGGTCTTAAGGAGTATAGCGATTCCAGCTCTATATTTAGAAAGGGTACTCCTATTCATGTCAGGGGCGCTTTGATATATAATCATTTAATTGCTAGTAAAGGATTAGAAAAAAAATATCAACCTATACAGGAAGGGGATAAGATTAAGTTTTTATATCTTAGACAGCCGAACCCGTTAGGTACTCATGTAATAACGTTTAATAACGGTGTACCGCCTGAGTTTAATCTACATGACTATATTGATTATGATACTATGTTCGAGAAGTCATTTCTCGAACCCCTCAACTCCTTACTTAGCTGCATTGGTTGGCAGGTAAAGGAACAAGCCACTTTAGAAGGATTATTCGGATGAAAAATTTATTAGTTTTATTAGTTGCTGCATTATTTGCTCTACCTGTACTTGCCCAGAAAGCACCCAAGAACTCAGCTACATATGATGCTCAAGTCTTACGCGTAAGTGACGGGGATACTATTGTTATTGCAGCAACGTTTTTGCCTGCGCCTCTAAAGCCTGAACTGGCAGTAAGAATTTATGGAGTCGATACTCCAGAAAAGGGTCATCGCGCTCAGTGCCCTCAAGAAGATCAAAGAGCACAGATGGCCAGTAAATGGACATCCCAGTTAATTTCACAGGGTGGTAAGATACAAGTTACGTTATACGCCTGGGATAAATTTGGGGGTAGGGTACTTGGAGATATCCTAGTTAATGGTCAGAGTGTCCGTGCTGGGTTAATTGCTAATGGGTTAGCACGTGAATATTACGGTGAAGCCAAGCAAAGCTGGTGCCAGTAATCCATTGAACTTAAACAGGATCTATATTATAATATGAGATTAAAGGAGCTATACTATGTCGATACTTGAAAAAATTAAGAAGAATTCTACTATCAAAGAAACTGCAATCCTATCTGAATCTAAGTTCTTTCAGAAGAAGGATATGATTGCTACTACTATACCTGCAATTAATATTGCATTGTCAGGTCGTATTGATGGTGGCTTAACTCCTGGTCTTACTATGTGGGCCGGTCCTTCTAAGCACTTTAAGACCGCCTTTTCGTTATTGATGGCGAAGTCGTATCTGGATAAGTACCCGGATGCGGCTTTGCTTTTTTATGATTCAGAATTCGGTACGCCGCAATCATACTTTGATTCGTTCGGTATCGATGCTACAAGAGTATTGCATGCCCCTTTAACTAATATTGAGCAGTTAAAGTTTGATATTATGACTCAGTTGAATAGTGTAGAGCGTGGCGATCATCTTATTATTATTATCGATTCTATTGGTAACCTTGCTTCTAAGAAAGAAGTAGAGGATGCTTTAGAAGGTAAGTCTGTAGCAGATATGTCAAGAGCTAAGCAAATTAAGTCTCTCTTTCGAATGGTAACTCCGCATTTATCTCTTAAAGATATTCCTATGGTAGTTGTTAATCATACCTATAAGACAATGGAGTTGTACTCAAAAGATGTTGTCGGTGGTGGTACCGGTTCATATTATGCAGCCGATAATATTTTTATCCTTGGTCGTCAGCAAGAAAAAGAAGGTACGGATATTGTAGGGTATAACTTTATTATTAATGTAGAGAAGTCTAGGTATGTTCGTGAGAAATCTAAGATTCCTATTACTGTAAAGCATGATGGTGGTATTAGCCGCTGGTCAGGTCTTCTTGATATGGCTTTAGAGTCAGGTCATGTAACTAAGCCAAGTAACGGTTGGTATACTCGAGTAGATAAAGAGACAGGGGAGATTGAAGAGAAGAAGTGGCGAGTTAAAGATACAGATTGTAAGGAGTTCTGGATCCCTGTAATTACATCCGAATCGTTCCAGCAATGGGTTAGAGATACCTATCAAGTATCTAACGGAGCTATTTTATCTGACAGCGATATTAATGAGGAGTTCGATAGTGTTGCGGAATGAACTTTATAAACCCTGGTTTGTAGGTGAGACGGATTGGGGATTTGAGATTACAGATGGGGAATTTAAAGACGTCTGTATTCAGATCGAAAAACTTGATATAGGTGACGGTGAAGCTAGCAATCTTAAGCTTGACTATCATACAATTAGGAAACCTGAACTTATTACCGAGGATGATTTAAAAGGTCAAAAGTTTCAATCAACTATTGAGCTTATAATTAACGATATACTTAGAGAAGCAATTAATCACTATGAGCAGACTAGAAACAACGATCCTTCGGAACCTAATACATAACGAAGACTATATGCGTAAGGTGATGCCTTTCTTAAAGAAGGAATACTTTACAGATGAGAATGAAAAGGTAGTTTTTAATTTAGTTAGTACTTTTATTGACAAGTACAATAAGCCTCCTACTATTGAGGCTATGCTTATTACTTTGCAAAACTCTAACTTAGCTGAAGGGGTGTTTAAAGATGCTAATGAAACGATTAAAGTATTAGAGTTAACAGAAAAATCAACCCCTGAATGGCTGTTAGATGAGACAGAAAAGTTTTGTAAAGACAAGGCTGTCTATAATGCAATTCTTCAATCGATCGGTATTATGGAAGGTCGTGATAAAGTAGTCACCAAGGATGGTATACCTGCTTTACTACAAGATGCATTAAGTGTTTGCTTCGATAACTCTGTTGGTCATGATTACTTCGAGGACGCTAATAGTCGATTTGAATTCTATCATAGAGTAGAAGAGCGTATTCCGTTTGACCTGGATATCTTTAATAAGATTACGCAGGGGGGTATGCCTAATAAGACACTTAATATTGCTCTTGCCGGTACCGGAGTCGGTAAGAGTTTGTTTATGTGCCACGTAGCTGCAAGTTGTATTGGTCAGGGTAAGAATGTACTGTATATTACTATGGAGATGGCAGAAGAGCGAATTGCTGAACGTATCGACGCTAACTTGCTTAACGTGGAAATAGATCAGCTAAAGAACATTCCTAAGTCGTTATACGATAGTAGAATGGAAAAGCTTAACAGTAAGACTCATGGTAAGCTTATCATTAAGGAATACCCGACTGCATCTGCGCATGTAGGTCACTTTAAAATGTTGCTGAATGAACTAAGTTTAAAGCGTTCGTTTAAGCCTGATGTTATCTTTATTGACTACTTAAATATATGTGCTTCTTCTAGGTTTAAACCAGGGGGAAGTGTTAACTCTTATACCTATATTAAAGCAATCGCTGAGGAATTGCGTGGTTTAGCAGTTGAATTTAATGTACCTATTATGTCAGCTACTCAGACTACTAGATCCGGATTCTCTAATACAGATGTAGAGCTAACGGATACTTCAGAGTCTTTTGGTCTACCGGCTACCGCAGACTTTATGTTTGCGTTGATTAGTACGGAAGAGCTAGAGCAGCTTAATCAGATTATGGTTAAACAGCTAAAAAATCGATATAACGATCCAACGCTGTATAAGCGATTTATGGTCGGAATCGATAGAGTTAAGATGAGATTATACGATTTAGAACAGACTGCACAGCAAAGTCTTGCAGATCCTGGTAAAAAAAGCGTAGAAGATAAGGATAACGCTCAAGGTTATTCAATGGCTAACATATTTAAAAAGAAAGATTTTTCGGGGATCAAAGTATAAATATCTAAAAAAGGGGACCCTATGTATCTAGCACCCGTAATAGATCGTATACTAGAATCTAAAAAATCTAAACTCATAGGCCGCTCCTCTTACTTCTACATTACAAGTTTACTGAATAGAGCATTTAGTAAAGTTGAACCTTTTAAATTTCGGTACGAAACATACAACGATTATGGTAGAGAAGACTTTTCTGTATCTGGGTTGTTTGATATGGAAACCTGTACAAGAAATATAATACTTAATTTTCCAAAAAGCTGTAAGTATTTTAAAATGGATAATGCTAGATGGAATGAATTTAAGTTTGCCGTATCTCAAGTATGCCAGC